TCTGGCGTTTATGTTAGAAAGAATGTACCCGGATTGATTGCGATACTAAGTATGAATGGATTAGCAACATGAAAATTACCAAGCGACAACTTAAACAGATTATTAAAGAAGAGCTTTCAAATGCTCTGAACGAAGGCGCGGTACCACACTCAGCCCACCATGTTGTTAAAAAAATGAAGAAAACAGGACTAAGTGCTAAGGAAGCACTAAAGAGTTTAACTACTGATCTTTCTGATGAAGAAGCAGAGCGCTGGCTTGAGCGCCACAAGGATGAGATGGATAGCGCTAAAGAAGATTTAGCAAGCCAATAAGAAACAAGTATAGGAGATTGTAATGGCTAGACGAAAAAACACAAGAAGATTCGATCCTCGTTACTTTATGGACGAGAAGACAGAAGCCATAATAAAGGAAGGTGTAGAGAGCCTAATGGGAGCTAGAGTTGTAGGGCCCCAAGGTCTTGATGCGGCCCGCGGCGACCGACTGGCAAAACCAGGGCAGAGTATCGTGGTAGATAAAGGCTGGCCAGGTACCTCAGACAACCTACTTCAGATATGGATCCTACCCAAGGGCGCGGGATTCTATGAAGATATCGAACAAGCAAAGAATGCTGGCTTTACCGGTGAGTCATACTACGCCACAGTTGAGGACATTGCAAACCAAACAAAAGAAGATTCAGCCCTTGGTACGCGAGTAGGCACTTCCGCCGGCGGGTTTAGCTATAGTGCAGAATAAGATGAAGATTACCAAACAACAACTCAAACAGATCATTAGAGAAGAGCTGGCAGAAGCTGAAAGCTTGGATCTGTCTAGCTTGGAACCGCAAGTAGAAAGAATTGTTCAAAATATTGAGTCAGAGATTGCTAGACTACCAGAGTCAGCACATTCAGTTGTCAGGCAGGCTGTTGCCAGTCGTTTAAGTGCCGAAGACATTTCCGAAAGAAAACTCTCGGAGCCCGAAAAGAAACAAAAAGAAAAAGTTGTAAAAGGCATGAAGAAGAACAAAAAAGACTTCAAGAAAAGATATGGCGATGACGCAGAATCTGTGATGTATGCGACCGCCACCAAGATAGCAAAAGAAAAAAAGTGAGGGATTAATGATGGCAAAAGCACAAGCATTTATGGATACATGGCTAGCCAAACTTACCTCACGAAAGTTAATGGTTTGGCTGACAGCTACTGGTTTAACACTTGCGGGACATGTAACGAGTGAAGATTGGGTAATCATCTCAGCGATCTACATTGGGGGCCAAACGGTTATCGATGGCATTGCTAGGTTGCGAGGCTTTAATGACTAAAAAGGCAATTCTTGAGTTCGCACTTAAAAATTGGAAAGCAATACTGATAGTCCTGCTGTCTCTTGTGGTGGCAATGAAAAGTCGACACGATTATAACTTAATGCAAAAAGCATACGAAACACAGAATGAGTCGCACCAAGCACAGATAGACGGCTTAAAGCAGATTCACAAGCAAGAACTTAGAGAGAAACAGAAGCTTATGGAAAGCCATCTAGAATCTATAGCTCAGATCGAAGAAGACTATGAGGATGCGTTAGATATGATAGAAGAGCTTAGGGAAGATAAAAAAGGCAAGTATAGAAACAAATTCAATAGTGATCGAGAGCAACTAATTAAAGATATAGAAGAGAAATTTGGTATTCAATATGTTCCTTAAATTGTTATTAATGTTGTCTATGAGTGCCGGTGCAACAGAGCCAGCTAAGTTCACAGTTTTGGAATACAAAGCGCCAGCACCTTTTGCTGGTGTTTTGTTTGATGAATATGCGATGTCTAAGATAATGGCCGACTATGATATACTAAAGTACTCTTGCGATATAAAAACTGATTACCAACTAAAGATTCAGAAAGAAGAATACGAGTTCAAGCTTGAGAATATGAGAATAGAACACAAAGCCTTAACAGATGAATACGATTTGTTTATAATGCAAAAGGATAAAGAGATTGACCTACTGGCCGATGCACTAAAAAAAACTTCACCCCGCTACAAATGGTTGTATTTTGCTGGTGGGATCCTAGTTGGTACTGCGGCATCATATGGCGCATATAAGGCATTTAATGAAAGATAAAGATTTAAATAAAATAGCCGCTTTCGAGAAAGCGATTGCAGATAAGTATGGAGAAGAGGCCATCTCCAATCCTCGAATGAATTGGGGCGAAGAAAAAGAAAAAGAATATCTTGAGCAAATGCGAGAGTTTTATGAAAAAACAAGCAAGATTCAAGAACGAGAAGATAAAGTAGATGTAAATGGCATAAAGGTTACAAAAAAACTACTTAGTAGAGAATCTCTCAAAAATTGTTCAGTCTGCGGGAAATTCCCAAAGAGTTCAATGGATGATGTTTGTTTGATCAAATTTGATTGTTGCAAACACTGCTATGATCATAAAATTTCCCCAACGCTTTGCTCGCGACAAACAAAAACTTCAAAAGGATAATATAACAATGGCAACAGTTTACGAAATAGTTCAAGGACTCTCTCAAGCAGCAGCTAACGCATATGATGGCGCGCTTGGAGAAGATCAATCGCCTGTAAAAACCGGCGCTCTTAGGAGAGAAGAAGGCGATCCAATTCTTGATAAAAGAATTATAGATGGCTTTGGTGTTAAGTTTTATGGCAATATGATGTGCCTCACTTATCAATCGGAAGTGCAATTAAAAGAGGTGTATGCACAAGGGTTTGAAGCAGAGATAGACCAGAGATTAACGGACATTGTTGGCTGGCTGAAGAAAGAATATAAAAAAATTACTGGCCGCTCAGTTACCTTAACTGAAGAAGGGGAGTGCGATGTAATGGTCCAAAACTCATCTCGCGTTAGAAGCTGGGTCCAAGCGCAAAAACATTATAAGGTTGGAGGCATTCCCGCAGAAGCAAACACAGATAGTTCCGCAGAAGCTAAAACACTTGAAGAAGGCTGGAGAGGCTTTTTGACAAATGGAAAATGGGAACAAGAAGAAGGCAAAAATTAAAAATGAATATTTCTCGTTCTGATTTATATCGTATTGTTATTGAAGAGTATGCGAAAGAAGAGGGCATCCAATTGCCAGAGGGGAAAGCAGACGATTTGCTGGCTTATATCAAAGGCGGCCCCAAGCCTGATTGGATGGATGATGATCGAGCAGTCCCAGCGCCACCAGAGGTCCCGGCGCCCCCAGAGAAGAACGATAGTGACACTTTTGTAATGGACGCCCCAGCTGGCTCAGATATGAGTGACGAAGAGATTGTCGCTGCGATCAGTCAAATGATTCAAGGCAGAGATCCTGAAAATGTATCCGATCTTTTCCAAGCAGTGTTTTCTCAAATTCCTGGCGTAGAGATGGGCCCAGCAGAAGAAGAGCCAGAGACCTTGTACACTCCAGGTGCTGAGGGTCGACCCCAGATGGGCTTTAAACTTGAAGAGCTAATGGAGCTTATCCGGGAAGTATTAGTAGAAAATGTATGAGCTTCCAATTAGACAAAAAACAGCAAGTAAAAGAAATACTTAAGTGTGGCAAAGATCCATCTTATTTTTTAAATAACTATGCTCGCATATCACACCCAATGCATGGTCTGATTCTTTTTGATACATACCAATTTCAAGATGATTTATTAAAAGACTTTAATGATTATCGCTTTAACGTCATATTGAAGGCAAGACAGCTTGGTATATCAACAATTACTGCTGGTTATATTGTATGGATGATGCTGTTTCACCGAGACAAAGCTATCCTTGTTATGGCAACCAAGTTCGCAACCGCCGGAAACTTGGTCAAAAAAGTTAAAAACATTATGCGTAACTTACCGGAGTGGCTTAAAATAGCAACAATCTCTGTAGACAACCGCACTTCATTTGAGTTGTCAAATGGCTCATCAATCAAGGCGGCATCTACATCTGGCGATGCCGGTCGTTCTGAAGCGTTGTCCTTGTTGGTGCTTGATGAGGCTGCGCACATTGAAGGTCTTGAGGAATTGTGGACTGGTTTGTACCCCACGCTGTCAACTGGTGGTCGGTGCATTGCGCTGTCGACACCAAACGGAGTAGGGAACTGGTTTCATAAAACATGCACAGACTCTGAATCCGGCACCAACAACTTTAACCTAACCACTTTGCAGTGGGATGTGCATCCTGATCGCGGAGAAGAGTGGTACAAGAAAGAAACCAAAAACATGTCCAAGCGTCAGATTGCACAAGAGCTTGAGTGCAATTTCAACACCTCGGGTGAAACAGTGATTGATCCCGAATGTATGGAATGGTTGCTCTCAAACGTGACGGATCCAAAATATAGAACAGGCTTTGATCGTAATTTTTGGATATGGGAAGAGTTTGATCCGACATGTAACTATCTAATGGTTGCTGATGTTGCTCGCGGCGATGGTGCTGATTATTCGACGTTTCATATCGTCAAGCTAGAAACTTTGGAAGTTGTTGGCGAATACCAAGGTAAGCCAACACTTGATATGTTCTCAAGCATGTTAAATCAAGTTGGTCGCGAATACGGCAACTGCATGCTTGTAGTTGAAAATAATAATATTGGATATTCCGTTTTGGATAAATTGATAGAAGCTGGCTATCCAAATCTATATTACTCTATCAAATCTACTCACGAATATATTGAACAATATCAGGCAGAACATCGAAACTCCGCAATCCCAGGATTCACAACCTCAATGAAGACAAGACCCCTTATAGTCGCGAAACTAGAAGAGTTTATTAGAAATAAACTAATTAAAGTATATTCATCTCGAACAACCAATGAGATGAAAACTTTTATTTGGAGGAATGGTAAACCGCAAGCAATGAAGGGATACCATGACGATTTAATCATGGCTCTCGCAATTGCTTGTTGGGTTCGTGATACTGCACTGCAGGCAAATGCTCGCGATTTGAATTACCAAAAGGCGTTTTCGGAAGCTATTTATACCACAAAGACAAGAATGAATACGCAGATTAAGGGGCAACAAGGCTACAAAAAAGATAATATTTTTGATAAAATGATTGAAGCTGAAAAAATGTACGACCAATATAAATGGATTATAAAGTGAGAAAATAAATGGCAAGAGATAAAAACCCAAGAAACCCACAAGCAAATTTATTCAAAGCGCTTACGAGATTATTCTCGGGCCCGATTATCAACTATAGATCTCAAACTGGGCGCCGCATTCGCCGGCAACACCTAGATAAATTCTCTAGTAGATTTAAAACCGCTTCCGGTCAGCAGTTTAAAAAATCTTTATATAACCCTCTTGATTCTCTTGCGACTAACTCGATTCAAAACCAACGCCGCGGCGAAAGATATATCGATTTTGATCAAATGGAGTATATGCCTGAGATAGCCTCCACGATGGATATCTACGCAGATGAGATGACAACATATTCTGAGTTACGCCCAATGTTAAATGTCGCGTGTTCCAACGAAGAGATTACAGCTGTACTTGAAATTTTATACTCTAACATATTAAATGTTGAATATAATCTTTTCGGCTGGGCTCGTACGATGTGTAAGTACGGCGACTTCTTCTTGTATTTGGAAGTAGATGATAAGTACGGAGTACAAACAGTTATTCCGTTACCCCCTCCGGAAGTTGAAAGACTGGAAGGATTAGATTCTACAAACCCAAACTATGTTCAGTTTCAGTGGAACTCTGCTGGCATGACGTTTGAAAACTGGCAGATTGCACACTTCCGTATTCTTGGCAATGATAAGTACGCACCATATGGCACTTCTATTCTTGAGCCAGCGCGCCGCATTTGGCGTCAGCTTACACTTATGGAAGACGCTATGATGGCTTATCGCGTCGTTCGTTCTTCCGAGCGTAGAGTGTTTAAGATTGATGTCGGAGCAATTCCCCCTCAAGATGTCGAACAATATATGGAAAAGATTGTCACGCAACTTAAAAGACATTCCGTTGTTGACCAAAATAACGGCCGTATTGATTTGCGCTATAATCCTATGTCAATTGAAGAAGACTACTTTATTCCTGTACGACCAGGATCTGTTACAGACATTCAAAATCTTGCCGGCGGCACAAACACAACACAAATTGATGATATTAAATATCTGCGCGATAAATTGTTTTCCGCACTTAAAATTCCACAATCTTATCTTACAATGGGCGAAGGTGCCGCAGAAGACAAGACTACGCTTGCTCAAAAGGATATCCGATTTGCAAGAACAATCCAAAGACTACAGAGAGTTATCGTTGCTGAGTTAACCAAGATTGGTATTATTCACCTTTACACACTTGGTTTCCGCGGCGATGACTTGTTGTCATTTGATCTATCTCTCAACAACCCGTCAAAGATTGCCGAACTTCAAGAAATCGAACACTGGAAACAAAAGTTTGATATTGCCGCCTCAGCCACAGAGGGCTACTTCTCCCGTCGTTGGGTTACAGAAAATGTTTTTGGTATGTCTCACGAAGAGTTTGTACGAAACCAAAGAGAGATGTACTACGATCGCAAACATGATGCGTCACTCCAGCAAGTTGCTGAAGCCGCAGCTGCCGGCGAAACTGCAGGCGCCGTAGGCGGAGGTGGCGGAGG